AGATAATTATGGAACGATATTATTTTACATTCCCTTTTCGTAACGTTCAACATCACAACTGTTATCACGTTGAAGAAGCCGAGACTTACGAAGAAGCGCGTGATAAGATGGTAGAGAGGTTTGGGGATGACTGGGCTTTCCAATATGACGAAAGTCAGTGGAAAATACCTAAGGAGAAATACGAAAATTTCTACAAGCATGACCCGATGATGCCTAATTGGTTCGAGGGTATAACACAGGCTGATTTATTTAGATTAAAAGAAATTTAGTATGGGAAATAGAATAGTGCAATTAAGCGAGAATGAGTATGACCGACTTCAAAAGAAAGCCGAATTGAACGATACGAAAATACGTGATTTAGCAGAGAAATATTACCAAGAACGTGGTGTCTTTCGAGTTGATATTAGAGTTGGACTTAAAGATAAATACAACGGAGACACTGTTTACTACACTGATGTTTTCTCATGTGAAAACGGCTTGTATAAGAATGACGGATTTAAGGCCATCATCACAGAGAAAGGGCGCAGGAAAATAGAAAGGATATTGTTTGAAGCCTGCACGAAAACCTTTGAGAATCATTTTGGTGATGCAATTAAATTCAAAAATAGCTATGCTGAAGCATTGGAGAGGTTTTCTATGGCAAGATGGATTGCATACACAATAGCATTCAGTGGCTGGGGAGTTGCAGCAGCGTTGATAATAAATAGAATTTTTAAATAATCGGAAAATTATGATTAAGAAACTAATTTGTAGACTATTCGGACACGTATACATCGAGGAAATGTATGCAGCCCCACTCGCTGACAATGAACGCAAGTACGTGGTGATTAAGGAGTGTAATTGCCATCGTTGTGGGGAGAATATATCCTTTGAAATGAGCGAACCAATGTCACGTGCGGAGTTGTTGCAGGGCGGTTGGTTTGTCAAGTCCGAGCCAATATGGATTTCACGTCCGTGTGCGAAGTATAAACAAGGTAATTGGAGGATTGCAAAATGATTAAAGTATTATTACCATTGTGTGTTATTTTCTTTATAGTCCTTTACTTGGTATTTGCCTTTGCAAATTGGGATATAGTATGGATGGCGCACGTAGGTTTAATTGCGAGGTGGTTTTTTGTCTTGCTTTTTGTGGCATTCTTTTTTATGTTCTCAGCGGTTTATTTGGAGAGTAAAGATAAACATTGAAGATTAAAATGGTATGGTATCAATATCAGACATTCAAAATGGTTCGTATTATTGGGAAACGGAAGATTCTCATGCTAATAATACAGAAACCGCAAACGATTTTATTAAGAATGAATTGCCGTCAAATGTAGATGTTTATTTCCAAGATGAAAATTATTTGGAATTTATATTTGAAGATGGTAAGTATTATTCTGCAACCATATTCGGCAATGGTGACTTTACTCACCATCAAGCTAATTTTGAATTTATAAAATAAATAAAAAAATAGCATGGACAGAGAAATATTATTTAGAGCGAAATGCTTTGGCAACTGGCGTTATGGAAGTTATGTACACTTTGACAAAAATCCTACCCATAATTGCTATAATTGCAATTACAAAGATTTCATTGTAACTAATGAAGTTGACGGCGAGCATTATTATCCTATTTCAGAACTTTCCTCTCTTGGTCAGTACACTGGACTGAAAGACAAGAATGAAAAGAAAATCTTTGAGGGGGATATTGTGCGTTTCTCATATATAACAGATGGAATAGAGCCTATAGAGATTGAATGTCTTGCAAAGGTTGTTTTTGAAGATGGTTCATTTATGATTAAATGTGTTAAGGGGCATGTTCACAAAAGCATGCAAAGGGCATTGTTTGCTATAGATTATTTTAATATAAAAGTAGAGGTGGTTGGCAACATTACAGATAACCCCGAATTAATGAAATAAAATGACTGAATCCAAGCGGAGGTCTACTTTGCTATATTAGGGTTGGTTTATTGAAGAATAAAAATAAAAGTAATATGAATGGGATAGTAATAAATGATAAGCATTATATCTTCATCGAAACAGATAAATCAGTCGATTGTGATAAATGCGATTTGGATAAAGACGATATATGTGGGACCAGCATTTTATGTGAGCATTTCAGTTGCTTATTGCATGGAACAACATCAAAAGTTGGAATTTTCAAAGAATTAAAAATAGAATAGTAAATGAAAAACGAGATGAATGCATGGTTGCGAAATGGCAGAAAAAACAATGCCTTTGTAGAGCGACTTGCGGAAATTAGTCCTAACGCAGAAATAGATTTCAAGATAGGAGATAAAGTATCTTACACTAATGATTTTGGAGTGGTATTTCATAATCTAACAATCACTGCTATTGGGTGTAAACATGAATTATGGACGTATGGCAATTGTATCTACCTTGATAAAGAGAGTTATTGGTATCCCGTTAAACCGGAAAGTTTGAAGTTGGAATCATAGATAAATATTTGTGATATGAAGCGAATTATATACTTTTTTCTAATAGGAGTTCTAATATCTTGTCAGCCTTCGATGATTAAGGGATTTGTTGTTGCTAAAGAATATGTTCCTCGACACATGGACGATGATCAAGATGTAAGAATTGTAGAAGCCTCAGTAGTACCGCACGTTGTGACACGTCCAATTGTTGTACCTCATAGGCATACCCCTGTTCTTGTACCAGCCAAATTTACTTTATTTGTAGCTAATCGTTATAATGTATACGATGTAGAAGTAGATAGCTTGACTTATATACAAACGAAAGTGGGGCAGAGAATAGTATTAGAACGTTAAGGATACCAAAAGTAGGATTAACATTCTATAAATCATTTTTACAAAGAACTTATAATAAAAATGGAAGTTATGAAAATTATATTTAGTATAATAGTACTCCTGCTATTTATCTTTTTTGGTGGGCATGTTACAATCAGCTTTAAATCGCCGTATATTTATGTGGAAAGACCTTGGATTGTAGTTGGTGTAATATTGCTCTCTTTAGCAATAGGAGCATTACAATATGATTCATATTGTCAAGGTAAGAGAGATATGAAAAAAGAGATTTTAGAAAAGAAACTATAGTTATGAACAAAAATGATTTTAAAAATTTAGCGATAGCTATTCATCATTTGAAGGAAATAGGTTCTACTGATGATACATGTAGACTTGCAGCGTCAAGTCTTTCAGATTATTTTGTCAGTAGTTTTTATAGCAAAATAACAAATGAGGAAGGTGGTATAGAAAATATCGATGATCGTTCTGGCGAATGGATTAAGTGTAAGCGAAGAGAACCTTCTGGAATATAATTTAATAATTGAAATATGGAACAAAAAGAAAGTAAAAGAAGTGGTAATGAACTTCTTAGGGGAAAGTGTATGACTTTTCCAGAGTGTATGACGTGCACTGATATTCAGCATTGTAAAATTGAAATGCGACAAAAAGGAGTGAACGCTTGACATGTACAGACTATGATTGAGGAGTGTTTTGAGTATAAGGTGTGCCAACTGTATGCACCTTGTGATATCCATTTAGAATCATCTTCTTCAGAATTAGAACTTGGGCTAAATGAGCTCGGAAATGAAGGATGGGAGGTTATTAAAATGGAAATCTTTAATGAGAGAGCCCTGTGTGTTGCCAAGCGTAAACGACGCTAATACATGTTTATAAAATAAAGACAGGGTAACTTCACAGTCACCCTGCCTTAAATGCAAATAAGAATTAACCAATCCAAAAAGTAACCTCTCGTAAACGCGAAAGGCGAAACTAAAAGGAATTGTATTAATCTTAGTTGCAAAGATAACCAAAATAATCTAATTTTCAAAGACTAACTTAACATTTCGCTACTTGTTGATATTAATTAGCCTGTTTATTAACTTTTTGATGATTGAAAAATATGTTTTATATAATCAATTATGCAATATTTGATTATAAATGATTATATTTGTACGCAGATAATTTCAATAATTCAATATGGATAAACTTTTAGATGTCAGAGAACTTGTGGTAAATCCACAAAACCCACGAACAATCACTGACTTTATGCAGGATAAACTCACACAGAGTATACTCCTGTCTCCTTGGATGCATGAAGTGCATCCAATTTGTGTTGACTCCGACTTTGTTATTTGGAGTGGAAATGCACGTTGTGCAAGTTTTAGAAACATCATGACGATGGATGCTGATACCATTGAGGATTTTCTCGCTCAGCAGACAATATTTCGTGATATGACCCAGGATCAACAAAGCAAATTGATTGAGCATTGGCTTAAATGGCAGGAAAATCCTCTTGTTCCCTGTAGAACTCTGGACGATTGGTCTGACGAGGACAAGAAAGAGCTTCTTGTCAAGGATAATCTTCATGCTGGCGAGGACGACCCAGAGATACTTAGAAAGCACTTTGACCGTGACTTGATTAGTGATTTCTTCGGAACTGTTTCTTGGGATCTTTACGATTACGGTGATAAGATTAACGACCAAGGATTAGAACAGAACAAAAATACGCTGAAGAAATTCAAGTGTGGTTACGTAGAATTCTATATAACAGACAATGAATTTGATATGCTGTCTCGTGAGGCAGAGAAGTTTAGAGACGAACATGATGGGTCTCTTGATGGTTTCCTCATGCATATTCTTGACCCCGACGGTTCTGTAACAGAGGCAAGAGCGGCAGCTAAAGCAGCAGAAGAGGCTGCGAAAGCAGAAGAAGCAGAGATAAAGGCTAAAAAGAAATCTAAAAAAGTAAAGCAAGAGGACGATGATCAAGAAGATTAACATTGGGGAATTAAATATTAACCCTATCAATCCGCGTAAGATAACACCGGATGCGAGAAAGAAGCTACAGTGCAGCGTTATGTTGTTTCCGAAGATGCTGTTTGAAGCCAAATTGATAACAACAGACGAGGAATATGTCGTTTTGTGTGGCAATCAGCGAACAAGAATCTTGCAGGAAGAGATATTGGGCAAGGAGCCTTTCTCTTGGAAAGTAATATTGCAGGAAAATGAGGAATACGCTGCTATGTCAGAACATGAAAAAGAAGAGATTATCTCATTCTGGACAAAGTGGTGTGAAAACCCCATTATCCCCATTGATTTTGAGGAAAATCTTAGCGAAGAGCAGAAGAAAGAGCTTATAGTGAAAGATAACAAAGAGTATGGCGAGTATAATTACGATATGCTCGAGAATATTTATGACGAGGTAGCACTTGTCGGAATGGGTTTTGACGAGGCTATTTTCTACAATCCAGACGACGACCCAACTGCTATAGCTTTTACAAAGGGCAGTAAGCCACGTAAGATCGATATGCTCTCTTTCGGCAAGTATAATGTTCCTGTAACACGTGAGGAATATGACCTTTTGCGTGCACTGTACGAGGAGTATGTCGATGGCGCCGGTGTAGACTTTGGGTTTATCAAAGAACTTATGACGAGAAATAATCTTGGTAATGAAAATCAATAACTGAACAAATATGGAGTACGTTAAATTTAAGGACATTCACCCTGCGGACTATAACCCACGTAAGCTAAGCGATGAGGCTTTCGTTGAGTTGCAGGGTAGTCTCAAGACATTGGGTTTTATCCTCCCGATCATCGTGAATAAGGATAATATGACGATTGTTGCTGGACACCAGCGGACGAAAGCTGCCAATAAGGTTGGCATTGATGAGGCTCCAT